AGGCTACTGAGTGAACCGTAATTCACACCGCCACCACCGCCACCAGAGTAGGACAGCCCGGACGATACCGAGCCACCGCATCCTCTCAGACTCCCGGTGTAAGAGCTTTGACCGTTCTGAACACTCAGACTTCCGAATGTCCCTCTGTTAGCGGTCAGGTTTCCGCTTGAATCGACCTTGAATCCGCTCCCAAGACTGATACCGTCTGTTCCGACATAAACACCACTTGCGTTGCTACTGTAGCTTGACTTCCCTGCATACAGTTTGCCGCTCTGGATCGTGAAGCCGTTCTGACCGCCGATATACCCGGCATCAGCTTTGATCGTGCCTTTGATCGTCAAGCCGCTTGGAGTAAAACTAAACAGGTCACTGCCGTCTGCCCGGACTTCTCCGTTGTTAATGAAGAATCCTCTGGAAGTCAGCGACCATCCGAAAGTGTGGTTGCCGTTGATCCCGGTTTCCTCAACCTTGCTCGAAATCTTGTCGGCTTGGACATTGAACTGCGACTGAACCGCTCCGAATTTCCGTGTCAGTTGCCGTGTCTTCACATCCGACCGGAAGGGATATTCATGGTCAATCTCTTCGTCTGTCGGTGCATTGATCTTGCTGAGAGGAAGTCTCGAAGCTTTGGTTTCAAAAGCGTAGATGCCGTGATGATCGCTGTTGATGCTCACTGCATCTCCGATCTCAAAGTGCGGTGGGATAATAGCATCCGCTTCAAACGGACTGTAATTGATCGCAATGCCGTTGGTCTGTCGCAGTGCCGCAAGGATGTTGCTTGCCATTGCCACAGTGCCAAAGGGATTGACAATATCCAGCACTCGTCCTGTGTTGCTCCAAGGATTTGACTTGTACCCTAAAATGATCGGATTGCCGTCTTCGTCCTTCTGAACCCAAAACGAGCCGCCCGGTGCAAGCTCATCAATTTCCTGTTGTGTAATCTGGTCTGCGGCATCATCCGACAGCCACAGGTTGACCCCGGAGTAAGTACCCAAGGGATCGCCTGTGGTGTAGTTTGCCGCACCCTGTGCAACATTAAAAGTTGCCGCCTGATTCGCCATTGAACCACCTCACACCAGAATCCTGTCGTTTCCGAACAAGATCGCATAATAAACTCCACCTTCAACTGCTGACAGGTAATTAGTTTCTCCGGGTGGAGTCACAAGCTGAATCAACCGAAGCTGATTCTGCGGAGTGATGATGAACGAACCTGCATAGCTCCCGGCGAGATACGACAGCACTTCTCGCATGGTATACTGTCCGATCTGCTCCGTGTTGATGGTGTAACCTTTGTCCATGATCTCGACCGTTCTGGGATCGACATCGAACTCCAACTGTGAGCAGATATCACGCACCACGGCAATGTCCGTTGCCGGGGCAGACAGATTCCAGACATAGGACTGTTCCGTCATGAGCATACAGTCAAAGCCGTGAAGCCTGATTGTGTTCGCTCCGTACACGTTTTTGCTGATCTCTCTTGTGTCGATGTAAAACGTGCCTTGCGGAATCCACCCGGACTTCATGGTGTCGTTGAAAACTCTGCTATAGGCTCTTATCGCCGCCATGCGTGGGATTTGAGCCCTCGGAATCAGCAACTCCACATCAATCTCAGCCGTGACCGCTTTCCCAAGCTCAGGAGTCCCGGAGAACATTGCATTGGTGATCGTCAGGCTTGTCAGGACATCCTCACCATAGCCATTTTCCGCACCTGCACTGCTCAGCATCAACCGAACAGGATCAGCCGCACCCGGCAAAGAAAATGTGATGTATTCGCCGCTCTCTGTGATGAGTCTTCCGTTTTCACCGATGTCGATTGCCCACTGGACACGATAGTTCCCGGATGCGAGGATCGCCGCATAGTTTTCGACCTGCGAAATGTCTTGCATCCAATCACCTCACAGTTCCGTCAGCGTGATATCGTCCATCTGATTCCACCGAAAGCCCTTATAATAGCATCGGCTGAGATAATTGGCAGACTGCTGTGACAAGGTCATGTAGACGGTTTCATACTCCTGAGTTTGCAAGTTGAAATACTCCACCTTGCACGGTGTCGAGAGCAAAGCCCTGCAAGCGGACTCAGTATCCGTTGCGTTCTGAGGATTCATCTTGAAGGTCAGTTCGCCTTTGTTCCGAAGCAGAGCCACATGAGTGATTCCGTCCATCGTCATGATGGAGTCGGAATAGACCGGGATTTTGGAAGTGTTGTAGCTGTCCCTTTCCACCATCCCGGTGAAGTCCACATCATTGATTGTGAGAGTGTAGTCTATCATCCCATCGCCCTCGCCATTGACCGCTGATACCTCGTCACGCTCTGACCGATCACACGACCGTCAAGAACGCTCTGCACCGTGATCTCAATCGGTTGACCGCTCTGAACATTAACCATCGCATCCATGATATCTCGCATCAGGTTGTCACGACCGTAGACCATTTCAGTTCCGTTTCCATCACCGAAGCCCCTGTTGCCAACGACTGTCGGAGAGGTGAACATATACGGTTGTTCATACGCTTTTTTGTACCATTCCACACTGATGTGCGGAATCTTAATTAAACCAAGGTCAGACCATGTCCAGTTGAAGTGCGGCAGTTTGATGTGCGGAAAGCTCAACTGGAAGTTGAACATTCCCTTGATCCTGTCCACGATCCCTTTGACCGTGTTCCAAGCGTTCTGAATGGGAGTCACAATTGCGTTCTTGATCCCTTCCCACACGCTTGAAGCCTTGCTCTTGATGCTCTCCCAAGCGTTCGCTACACCGTCCTTCATAGCGTTGAAGGAGTTAATAGCATCGTTCTTGGTCTGCTCAAATCCGTCCTTGATTCCCTGCCAGAATGCCGCCGCTTTTTCCTTGATGGTGTCCCAGTTTTTGTACAGTAAAACACCAACCGCAATCAGTGCCGCAATCCCGGCTGTTATAAGGACGATTGGGAGATTGATTGCAGAGAACGCAAGCCCAATCATCGGAGCGAAGGTCAGGAGCATTCCAATGCCTGTTATCAGCTTGCCGCCGATCACAAGCAAAGGACCGATTGCCGCTACGATCAGACTGATCTTGACGATGGTGTTTTTCGTGCCTTCGTCAAGGCTGTTGAACTTGTCCACCCACTGCTGAACCTTGTCAATCACTGGCTGAAGGTACTCAGCCACTAAACGACCGAGCGAGGTCATCAGAACATCAAGAGAGGACTTCAGCTTTTCGATTGAGCCGCCGAAGCCGCCCATCATAGCATCTGCCATCTCTTGCGTTGTACCACTGCTGTTTCTTAGACTTTCGTTCAGCTTGTCCACATCACCCGGAGCGGTGTTGATAAGGGCAAGCCAAGGAGCCATCTGGTTTTTGCCGAAGATCGCACTTGCCGCCGCAATCTGCTCAGACTCCGACAGCTGTGCAAAAGCTTCATGCAACTCGTTCTGAACTGTGATACTGTCCTTCATTGATCCGTCAGCATTCGTGACCTCAATGCCGAGCTTCTTCATCATCTCAGCACCTTCAGCCGCAGGGCTTACGAGTCTCGCAATACCTGTCTTCAGAGAGTTAGCGGAAACGTTTGCATCAATGCCGTTGTTTGCCATGATTCCCATATAAAGAGCCGCATCTTCGATTTGATACCCGGCAGTGTTGAAGATCGGAGCGGCAACGCTCATGGACTGGGAAAGGCTGTTCACATCCAGTGCGGAATTGTTACAAGCCGCCGCAAACACATCAGCGTAATGAGCCGTTTCAGTGAAGGAGTCACCGAATCCGTTGATCGTGCCAACAAGCCCTGCGGATACGGTATCGAGATCGCCGCCCTCACCTGCGGCAAGGTTCATTGCCGGGGCAAGTGCCGCCGCCGCCTGTTCTGCATCCAGACCCGCTCTGGCGAAGTTGAGTGTCGCATTCGCCGCATCGCCCATTCCGAACGTGGACTTTGCCGCCGCATCTTCCATCGCTTTGTTGAGTAGCTCCGCTTCGTCAGCGGTGTTGCCCATTGTGGCATTGGTCAGTTGCATGGTCTTGTCAACCTCGGCAAAAGACTTCACCCCGGCAGTCGCAACTCCAACAATCGGAAGAGTGACATACTTTGTCATCGTCTCGCCGACCTGCGACATCTTACTGCCGATGCCCTTCATCTTTTCACCGACTGCCGCAACCTGCTGTGCCGCTACACTGCCGAAGCTCCGATACTGGCTTTCAAGGGATTTGAGCTGTTGCTCCGTGTCAATGATTTCCCTTTGCAGGGCATCCCATTCGTCCGAACCTTCAGCTACTCCCTCTTGAGCTGTCTTCAGTTCGTTCAACCGAAGTTTCGTGCCTTTGATGGAGCTTTCAAGGTTCTTCTGCTTCTGCGTGAGAAGTTCCGTGTTTGTCGGATCGAGCTTCAGCAGTTTTTCAATGTCCTTGAGGTTGGACTTGGATGTCTTTAATGAATTGTCAAGGCTCTTTAGAGACTTCTGTAACTTTGTAGTATTGCCATCAATTTCGATGGTAATGCCAGAAATCCGTCCTGCCATATAATCACCTAAAACCTGTCAAAATCTGCTTGTGTTGCTTTCTGTTTCCAACCGTCCCACTGGTCATTCATTGCTTCTGTTAACATATCAAAGATGACCCCGATATCCAGAAGCTCAAGATCGGCAATGGACAAACCAAGCTGAACACAGCGAAGCAGAAACAACGCTGTGTTCATTTCTCGGTCTGTCGGTCTTACTCTTTTTTTCCTACGCTTGTGGTTTCGGTTTCCTCAGTCCACAGCTCAAGAATCTCCCCGGCAACTTGAATGATTGCCGTTGGAGAAGACATAGAACCAAGCCAGTCTTCAATCTTGGTTGCCATAGGAAGTGAGCCGCCTTGGATCGCCATCGTGAACGCAAGGTTTTCAAAGACCTCTGCGTTGATGACCTCAAATCCGTCCCCTTTTTCTTCCATTGCATGGGTCATCTCGGTGAAGACTTCCTTGCGGAACAGGGAGCGGTAGAGTCTCGGAGTAGCTCCGTTCGTGACAAGGCGGTACTCCTTGCCGTCAATAACGATGTTCTTTTCCATTAGGCATTAGGAATCTGAACAGCCGTGAAAAACGTGGAATATGCCGTGTCAGTGGGCTTGCATTTCGCCTTGACCACCTTGACGGTGGAATTGTCAATGGTGAATTCCTTTGCAATAGCAGTCAGACTGATCGTTTCGGTGACAGGCTCAATGCTGGTGTCCGTTGTCTGGCTTGCCAGAGTTGGTCTGGTGGCTTTGCAGTTATACAGAACGTGCCGTGTAGCGTGTTCGTCTCCTTCAAACTGGAACAGGAGTGCAAA